TGCGCTAATAGAAGCTCGTCAATTATCGATAAATCAAGTTGAAATGCTTACAAGGGTATTATTTGGTAAAGATCCTTCGTTAATATCTACGGCAGAGTTAAGAAGAGATATTTTAATTTTTGCTAGACAAGAACCAAAAGATTTTTTAAATATAATTAATGACCCTGAGTTAAATTACCAAGCAAAAATTAGAGAGTTTTTTGAAAATAAATTATTAGCTTTGCGTAATAATGACAAAGAGGTTTGGTTTAATACAGCCACAAATAAGAAAAAAATGATGTCTATACCATTTGGTGACGACCCTTATGAAGCCGCAGGTTCTTACTTGAAAAGCGATGAAGGTCTTGATTCACTAAAAATGTTAGAGGCATGTTCAATATAAGTTTGTTTAGTTTAGTGATTAAATAAGAGGTGTTTCTACACCTCTTTTTTTTGTGTATATTTGTAAAAAATAAATAGATGATTAATTCGGTTAGAAATACTGTATTGTCTGTATTGAATAAAAACAACTTTGGATACATCTCTCCATCTGACTTTAATTTGTATGCTAAGCAAGCTCAGTTAGAAGTATTTGAGGAGTATTTTAGCAATGCAAATAAGACTACAAATTCAGAGAATGCTCGTATGTCAGGTACTGATTACTCTGATATACAAAAAGCTATAAGCGAAACAATAGAGTATTTCTTGGTAAATGATTTTTTAAAGCCACTCGACTATGACAATACTGATATAACTAGAAATAGATTTTATATACCATCCCTTACCACTACAGGCAATGAGTCGTATATGATAAACAGGATGGTACTTTATCCTACTGTTTTAACTGATACAAGTTCAAATGATGCTGTTCAATTAAACTCACTTGTTGATAACACAGCGGCGTTTGTTGGATTGGTTAATCCCGGTGATATTGTTGTTAATTGGATGACTTTTGAAATAGCTACTGTTTATACTGTTTTTAATAATACTTCACTTTTATTAAGTGCAGATATCTTTCCAACATTAGGAGATGATTACTATATAATATCGGCTCAAAATTATATTGAATCGGAGAAAGTTAGCGCAGGTAAGATAATTGGTCTTAACCTTTCTAATCTTACAGCTCCAAGTTCAATGTTTCCTGCCTATACGCAAGACTCAACACTCATGCAGATATATCCTATATCAAGCACTTTTGTTATTGGCAAGTTGGGACAATTACAATGTAATTACTTTAGGTATCCAAAAGCACCTAAATGGACTTATGTAACACTTGGCGGAGGAGAACCTGTATTTGACCAAACACAACTTGATTATCAAGATTTTGAGATGCCACAAGAAGACGAGTTTAAATTAGCAATGAAGATTCTTCAATATTGTGGTGTGTCTATACGTGAGAATGAAGTAACTCAATTTGCAATGGCTCAAGAGCAACACGAACAACCTACATTTAGTCAGCAACAATAATAAACTATGGCATATATTTCTCAATATAAGTATTACGAAAATGATGGAACCATTCCATTAAACGCTAATTGGGGCTCGTATCAGTATATTAGTTTACAAGACATTGTAAATAATTTTATGCTTATGCATACAGGAAATCACTCATTGATAAATAATGAGGAGAAGTACAAAATAATATTCCATGCTAAGCGTGCTATACAAGAATTAAACTACGATGCGTTTAAAGAGATAAAGGTATTGGAGCTTAGCGTAGTTGATTCTCTTAGATTTGTGTTACCTTCTGATTTTGTTAATTGGGTTAGAATATCATTGTATAAAAATGGAGTCCTTAGGCCATTGACTGAGAACATACAAATATTATCATCAAATTCATATTTGCAAGATAATAAAGGAGACATTTTGTTTGACCAATTTGGCAACATATTACAACCTCAGTATTCCAATATTGATTTTGATAGATTGATGAATACTAAAAAAAGTATTTACTTAAATCAAGGGAATCAGTTTAATGGGCAAAGTGGTCGTTTTTATGATGGTATTTGGTACTTTGACTACGGAGTTGGAAAGGCTTTTGGATTAAATACAGAAACAGCTAATTTTAATCCTACTTTCAATATAGATAAGAAGTCAGGAGTTATTAACTTTGACTCGTCAATGTCGGGAGAGTTGTGTATACTTGAGTATATTTCAGATGGCATGGAGAATGGAGACAACTCGCTAGTTACTGTTAATAAATTATTTGAACAATACATTTACGCAGCAATTAAATACGAGATGTTAAACTCTAAATTTGGAGTACAAGAGTATGTTGTGCAAAGAGCAAAGAAAGACAGAAGGTCTTTGTTAATGAATGCAAAAATCAGAATCAGTAATATCCATCCCGGTAGATTATTAATGAATTTACGAGGCATGGACAAAGTAATAAAATAACATGGGAAAATTATCAAGAAATTTTGTAGCAGGGAAGATGAACAAAACTTTTGACGAAAGGGTTGTTCCTAATGGAGAGTATATTGATGCTATGAATATTAGAATGGGTTCTACCGAAAATTCTGAGATTGGCGTTCTTGAAAATACAAAAGGCAATATTGCGCTTTCAAGATTAGCATTTAGTTTTTTTCCTTCTTTTTACGCTCCTAATCCATTAAGTATAAATGCAAAATGTATAGGAGCAATATCTGATGATGCGAATGAAACTATTTATTGGTTTGTAACAGACCCTGAATTTATTGATCCTTATAGCGGAGGTCCTTTAAAATTGGACATGATTGTATCGTTAAATATACTTACAGGTATTTTAACGTATCATGTTGTTTCTTTTGTTGTTTTAAATTTTAATGAAAACTATTTAATTACAGGTGTAAATATAATTGAAGATTTATTATTTTTTACTGATGATTATAATCCTCCTCGATTTATAAATATAAAAAAAGCTTATGATCTTCCTGCAAATACTCTTGACGCAGGTGGGATTACCGCAGAAGAGTTATTGGTTATAAAAAAACCACCAATACAGTCTCCTGCTGTTCAGCCTATTGTAACAAATAGTCAGTCTACGTATATGGATACAAGATTTATTTGTTTTGCTTATAGATACAAATATGCCGATGGCGAGTACTCTGCAACATCGCAATGGTCTGCTCCTTCATTCGTTCCTAAGCCTTTCCAATTTACTATAAATAGTTATTTGAATGAAGGAATGACAAATGTTTGCAATACTGCAATTATAACTTACAACACAGGTGGGCCGTTGGTGGTTGGTATTGATTTGCTATTTAAGCAAATGTCAAGCAATGTTATAAAAGTTATTGAGAAAATAAATAAAAAACAAGCAGGATTTGGTAATAATCAATCTGTACAATACACATTTGACAATAGTAAAATATTTACAATACTTCCTGAGGCTGAGCTTTTAAGACTTTATGATAACGTGCCAAGATTTGCTAAAGCTCAAACTCTAATGGGCAACAGGATTATGTATGGCAACTACATCGAAGGATATGACTTAATTGATCTTAATGGAGCTCCTACTAAATTAGAATACCAAACAACACTGATATCTGAGATTATAGGCGATTCAAGCTTACCTGATAATACGATATCAGGAGAGTACTCTATAGACACTGTAATAACAATACCTAATTCGGTTGTTGAGATTGATTTTGCAAACGCAAATTTAGTTCAGGGTGCAATACTTTCTTTGGAGTTAATAATATCTCATGCTGATTTTTCAGGAGATGTAACTCCTGATGAAATAACCGAATCTTTAAGTTTAAACTTTTCATTTTTTTTACCACAAGATTACGCTTCGGTATATGACATGGCAACAAGTATCCCATTTCAAAATGCTGTTGGTACGTCTTTGCCATTAGGAAATATTCAGACAGTATTTCCTGCTAACTCATGTACAGGTATAACATTTACAGATGCTGTAAACTGTGCATTACCTACAACATTAACTTATAGTGGTGGTACTCTTTCGCTTACTAAATACAAAAGTGGTATATCAGCAGGTGGTCAAGCTATTGAGGTTATTACAACTCCGGGAAGTGATGTGATTGGTCTTAAGATTATTGCAATGAGATACGTAGATGATACTACTACTCCAACTGTAAATGCTTATGAGTATTATTCATATACATTTGCTGAAGCTACATTTCAAGAGATTGGTAATCCAAGAAGTTTACATAGTAATCGTGGATACCAAATAGGTATGGTGTATATGGATGAGTTTAACAGGTCATCAACAGCTTTAGTTAGCACTTTTACTGATACTGAGCATGTCCCTTGTGGTTATTCAGATAGGAAAAACTCAATACAGGTAACTATACCAACTACACAGATTGCTCCATATTGGGCTACAAGGTATAAGTTTGTTATAAAGCCTGACCAAGAGAATTATGAGACTATTTATAGTTCAATATTTTTTAATAGTCCTACAACAAATGAAGTATACTTTTTACTTGAAGGAGAAAATTCAAGAAAAATTGAGAAAGGAGATAGGCTAATTGTAAAGGCTGATTCAACAGGTCCTACACAGACTTGCGTATATGCTACTGTACTTGAAACTCAATCTCAAGCAGAAGATTTTATTCAACCTATATCAGGATCAGTACCGCCTGCAGGTGTGTATATGAAAATAAATCCAAATGATTTTTCTGTTGTTGAAGATGCAAATGCAGTTATTGCTCCGGGACAATTAGAGGTTAGCAAATGGAGTCCTATTCCGGGACTGCCAAATCCTTTATTAGAGTATCCAATGAATCAAGAAGATTCTGCAAATCCGGGTTTATATCTTGACTATACTGTTCCTGCAGGAAGTAAAATAAAATTACATTTTAAATTTGAAAGAAAAGGAACAGGTAATGGTGGAAGACAATGCGAAAGAAGAGTTTATACACTAGATTTAGACCTTATCTCTTCTAACAATTATGACAATATGTTTGATTGGTGGAATGGAGAAAATGTAGAAGGTGTTTTAAATAGTGGTATTCAAGATGTTGGAGGAGGCGGATGTCCATTTGATAATCAATATATTCCTACATTAGCTTTAACCAATATTGATATACCTTCTGACGGATGTATAAATTATTATAGATTTTACAGATATCCGGGAACAAATAAATTAGTATTATTAGTTAGAGGAACTAATTATTGCGGTGGAGGTCCTACTGACTACAAAAAAAGAACTTCTTATGTTTTTGTTGATATTCAAGTATTTAGGGCTAATAATCTTTTTATATTTGAAACAGAGCCACAGGATTCATTGCCTGATATTTTCTTTGAGAATGACTTGTCGTTTGCTATTGATGAAGATGGATACCATTCAGGAAATGTTCAAACACAAACATCAACACTACCTGCAATTGTTGATACAGGATTCTTCAACTGTTTTACATTTGGTAATGGTGCCGAGAGTTACAAAATTAGAGATTCGATAGTTGGTGTACCTATAAATTTAGGTAATCGTGTAACTCAAGTATCTGCACAAGATTATAAAGAATCAGATAGATTCTCAGACATTACATATAGCGGAATATTTAATCCCGAATCTAACGTAAATAAACTCAATGAGTTTAACTTAGGTCTTTTGAATTTCAAAAGATTGGAAACATCATTTGGAGATATATTCAAAATGGATGGCAGACAAACAGATGTACTTGTTTTACAAGAAAATAAGATATCTTATGTGTTAGCAGGGAAGAACTTATTGTCAGATGCTGCAGCCGGTGGTGCAATTACATCAGTACCTGAAGTATTGGGAACTCAAATTGCTCGTACTGAAAAATATGGCATAAGTTTCAATCCTGAGAGTTATGTGCATTGGGGGTCAGACAGGTATTTTACTGATGCAAAGAG